ATTTGGTGGCACCTCATCGACTAGCGCCACTGTAGAAACATTCTGGGCGCACAAAAAAGATGTTAAAGGTGATATAACATCTACTGAGGGCAAAAGAGGTAGATCTGTAGAGATTGAGCTGGAACTTAGAAAAAAAGCTGCTGATCAGATCCTGGATAATGATATTATAAAGCTAGAGGGCAAAGATGGACTTTATAGAATAAATGGTTTTTACGATAGTAAACAAGATTTTTTCACAATAATAAAAGCCACTAAATTAGATTAATATGGAGTTAAATAAATCAGATTTTAATAAGCTCCAGGGAAAGCTAACAAAACTTAAAGCAATAGATAGAACGCTACTATCTACAGAGATAGGAAAGGGCGTTTTAAATATGTCTAGAGATATGAAAAAAATAGCTCCAGTAGATACTGGAAATCTTAGAGGCAATATTAAAACTGTAGTAAAAAACAAAAAAGCAGAAATTAGATCAGATGCGCCTTACTCTGGTTATGTAGAGTTTGGAAGTAAAAACCCAAAACGACCTGGAGCCGAAATACCATTTTTCTACCCAGCTGTAAATAGAGGGATGATAAAAATGATTGATAGTATAGATAAAACAATTAAAAAACTACTTAAATAATGGAGGCGATACATTTTATTAGAAAGGCAATTATAGACCGCCTAACGGATGCAATTACTGTAAATGGTAGTTATGTCCAGGTTTATAATAGAGTGCCTAACGATGCCTCTGAGCCATTTATACGAGTCTATTCTGTAGATTCTAACGAGGTGGATCAGAACGCTGATAGCTTTATACTGGATTGTTCTACCAGAGTTGAAGTAGTTACATCTTTTATAGGTGATGATGGCGGAGAGCTACAGGCTAATCAGATAGCATCAGAAATATTAGATTTAATCCGCACCAGATCAGATAACTATTTCGATTTGAGCGCTGATGGATTCAATGTTTACACTTGCACAAACGAGGGGACTAGCTATCTATATGAGGATGGCGTAGAAAAAACATATTTTAGAGCAGTATTAAACATCTCTAATAGAGTAGAAAAAATTTCTTAAAATGAATGATTTGAAAATTTATGCAATGAATGGAATAGCTTTAGCTATATCAGTAACCTCTATAAATCCACTATTACAGACAATTAGTCTTTTAATGGCTATCTGTTATACTGGCATTTCAATTTATAAAAAATTAAAAAAATGAAACTACCTACTAATGGGCGAGCCAAAGCGCTAAGATCTTATTTCGGAGCATTAACTATTTTTATTTTTATAGTGGGTATTATTATAGTATTGATTCAGTACCCTGTTTTAGACTCTAATAAAGAGATCGTAATGACACTTATAGGAATGCTGGCAGCTAGTCTAGCTATGGTTATAAGCACTTTAACTGGGCGTGATCCTCACGATGTGGATGCCCTAAAATCAACTATTGAAAAAAAAGAGCATCAAATACAAATGCTGGTAGATGCAAAGGATAGGCTCGAGGAAATGGTTATCAATTTGCAGCGTGAAATGTTACAAAATCAAGATAATATGATGGACAAAATAATATTAAAAGCAGCTATGGATTTTGATGATAAAAACAATTCAAGTAAAAAGTAGCACAGTTGGATCTACTTTAAATTTTAATAATTTAATTATAATTAATATGGACACTATGATGATAATACTAACTGGAATAATTTTTATTTCAGCTATTGCTATAATTTTAGCAGCTAAAAAAATTGTCAAAGATGACAATAATAATAATATTCCAGACTGGGTAGAGGATAAATTTACGGATATCAAAGAGGAAATTAAAAAACTTAAAAAGTAAAAGATGAGATTTATCAGCAAACATATCAGCTGGAGGGAGGCGAGTCATTCAGCGACAGCGGAGAAAAAAGAGATCGAGAACACACCGACAGAATCGGCTGTGCAAAACATGAAAAAACTTGCAAAAAATGTATTCGAGCCGCTGAGAGAATGGGCAAACGAGCCGATAAAAGTAAACAGCTTTTATAGATCGCCAGACTTATGCGATGCCATTAGATCTAGCAGAAACTCACAGCACACTAAAGGACAGGCTATTGATATTGATGCTGTAGGTGAGAAAACAAATGCAGACTTGTTCAATTACATTAAAGATGAATTAGATTTCGATCAGCTTATCTGGGAGCATGGGGATGATGAAAATCCAGACTGGATTCATGTTTCTTATGTAGGTCCAAGTGGTAATAGAGGTAATGTCCTTAGAGCTGTAAAAAAAGGGCGTAAAACTACATACGAATACTATGTTTAAATTTTTGCTTTCTCTTATAGGTAAAAGTGACAGCGGTCGATCTAATATAGGTGGACTAGCATTGGATATAAGAGAGGCAATAAAAGGCAAAGAGATGGATCCTCAGCGCCTTATAGAACTCCAGGCAGAGATTAATAAGGTAGAGGCTCAAAACAGAAGTATGTTTGTCGCTGGATGGCGCCCATTTATTGGATGGATTTGTGGTTTTGCATTTGGCTTTCATTATATAGTGATGCCGCTGCTTTTAGCTTATACAGACATAGAGCCAGTAGAGTTTGACACGAACAGCCTTTTTACTGTCCTTATGGGGATGCTAGGTTTAGGCGGACTTAGAACATACGAGAAATTAAAAGATAAAACTAAATAATGGCTACAAAAGATCTATACTCAGCTAACAACTTTCACCGAATGAGTTTTGGTGATTTCGGTATGCGTACACTAATCAAAAACACTGATAATATTTCAACAGCTCCAGGAGAATACTTTTGCATGATTGAATGTATTATATCCTGTACATTCGATGCTACTAACGATACTCCAGCTGGCGATAATAATATGGTGGATTATGATCTTTTGGATGGGCAAATTATTTATGGAAACTTCACTAACATAACCCTCACTAAAGGGCATATGATAGCTTATTTGCGCCATGTTCCACAATGATAGGGGTACAGAGAACTTTAAAGCAGAAAGCTGGTAGGTTTAGAAAAAAGATAGCTGAAAAATTAAAAAATCTTTTATGGCATAGAAAAGAGAAAAAGTTCAGCAATGATAACGATAATTGGGATGATTAAAAATGATTAAATTTGTAGAAAATACTTAGATGGCATCATATACTGGCAATAAGATTAAAGATACATATCAATCAATAGTAAAAGCTATTGATAATGATGAGATAGGTGCAACCGATAAACAGCTAACTGATGGAGTCGGTAACGAGCTGGGACTCCATGTAAATACCTCTGGGGATTTACGAGTCGAGGGTGATCTTAGAGTAGATGGCGCTATAAAAGACTCTTTAAATTCGCCTGGAGCTAATGGACAGCTTTTGAAAAGTACGCTTACAGGGACTGACTGGGTGGATGTCGCTGACTTAGCTGTCGAAACATTAACAGGGGGAACTGGAATAGATGCTGATGCAAGCCAGGGCGATGTAACTATTTCAATAAACAATGAGGATATCCAGGATTTAGTGGGTGCTATGGTTTCTGGTAATACAGAAACAAACATCACAGTAACCTATGATGATACTAATGGAAAACTAAATTTTGAGGTTTCTAGTTTAGGCGATACTTACACAGCTGATGAGGTTACTTTAAACCTAGATGGAAGTAATGAGTTTGCTGTAGCTGATGGCGGAATAGATACTACTCAACTAGCTCCAGATGCTGTTACAGATGATAAAATAGCAACTAACTCAGTTGGCGCTAGTGAATTAAAAATAAGCGGAAACGGAACTGCACTACAGGCATTATTGTCTGATGGGGATGGCACTTTTTCCTGGGTGGATGTAGTTAGATCAATAGCTACAGACTCAATTTTAGCGGCTGATGTTTCTACAGGATCTGTAACTATTTCACTTACAAATAACTCAATAGGAGCTGATCAATTAGATGTATCTGGTAATGGTACAAGCGGACAATTTTTAAAATCTGATGGCGATGGATCTTTTTCCTGGGATGATGTTTCTGGTGGTGGTGGCACTACAAACGTAAATCTAGAGATTAACAGAGATAATTTTACAGCTGATGGAACTGACTCTAGTTATACACTTTCTGAGTCAATATCAGATGAAAATGACATACAAGTTTATTTTGATGGAGTATATCAGTCAAAGGATAATTTTTCAGTATCTGGAACTACTTTAGATTTTGGGACTGGTAATGAAGTAGAATCTGGCGTAGAAATAGAAGTCATTATTTTTAGTGCTACCTCTGTAACTCTAGTAGGTGGCTCTGGATCAACAAACTTTTTACCAATTTTTACGACTTCAACTGAGATAGGATCATCTGGAGTATCTCAAGCTAATAACATTTTAGATGTAGATTTAAATGGAGCTGTGACAATTCCAGTAGGTACTACAGCAGAGCGACCAGGTACGCCAGAGGTGGGAATGTTTAGATATAATACTACTCTTAATCAGTATGAGGTATATGATGGCTCTAGCTTTGTAGAATTAGGAAACACTTATACAGCTGGACAGGGTATCGCCCTGGATGGATCAAACGAGTTTACAGTAGCTGCTGGCTCTGGATTAACCCAGGAAACAAATGGACTGGCTCACGATGACACCTCTAGCCAGGCATCTTTAACAGCAAGCTCCAGGACTTATGTAACTGGCGTAACTCTAGACACTTTTGGTCATGTTACAGGATTAACAACTGCTACAGAAACTGTTACAGATACAACATATACAGCTAGCGGTAATGGATTAGATTTAGCTGGTACTGCATTTAGTCACGCTGACACTTCGAGCCTTTCAAACACTTCTAACTCTGGCAGAACTTATATTCAAAATGTAACTGTAGATGAGTTTGGACATTTGACTGGAGTAACTACAGCCACAGAAACTGCTGGAGAGGGTACTACTTATACTGCTGGAAATGGTTTAGAACTATCTGGATCTAATGTTTTTAGTTTATCGACTAACATATATGGTCCACAAATAGTAGGCAGCTCTAATGATACTTTTATTTATTGGAATGAGGATAACTCAATACAATTTTTTATTAATAGTAATTATTGCGCTAAAATAGAGGCTGATGGCGATTTGCATGTTGATGGGGATGTCGTAGCTTTTTCGAGTTCGACCTCATCTGATGAGCGCCTAAAGGATAATATAAAAACAATAGAAAGCGCCTCAGACAAAATAAAAGAATTAAAAGGAGTTGAGTTCACCTGGAAAAAGAATGGGAAAAATGGCGGAGGAGTTATCGCCCAGGATGTCGAAAAAGTACTCCCAGGAGCTGTTAAAGAGGTAGAGTCATTAGATGGCGAGCAAACCTATAAAACAGTAGACTATAATTCTATTATAGGACTGCTAATAGAAACAAACAAAGAACTTTTAGAGCGTATTGAGAAACTAGAAAATAAAGGATAATGGCATTACCTAGCAGCGGTGAATTAAGTTTATCAGAGATAGCTACTGAGTATAGTGTAACTCAATCCAATGTATCTCTAGCCACAATGTCAACCGATATTAGTCTAACAGCGCCTCACGCTGTTTCTGAGTTTTATGGTAGATCAGCTGGTCCAGGATACACTCCGCTAGGTTATACTGTTGTAAGCCAGCCAGGCTCATTGGAGCCTTGGAAAATTTACTATAATAATAATAGATGGCATATCACAGGAGCTGAAAATCAAACAGAGTACGATATCTCAGATAATAATGCCAGTTCATTCTCACAGGGAGTTAACTATTTACTACTAAACGCCTCACTAGCATTTAATGGTAATACAGTTTGCTCAATAGATTTAAGTAACAATAATAAGGATTTTAGAATAGGTAGATCTACAAACAATGGGACAAGCTGGTCACAAATTTTAAATTTAGGAAATGAAAATTTTACATCTTTTAGACAGGGTACTCAAATGTTTTACCATGGGAGTAATAGATGGATAGCTTTCAGTAATGCTGATCATTATATATCTACAGATAATGGCGCATCATTCTCAAGATCTAATACTGGTATAAGTATTGGATATTATGGTGGAGGCGCACAGTCTGGATCTAGAATAATAATAAATGATGATAATAATTTTTATTTAAGCGATAACGGATTTAGTACATATACTACTATTTCTCTACCTTTTGTATCTGGATCTAAATACAAACCAAATAATATAGCCACTGATGGCTCTGGAACTTGGTTAGCTTGGAAATGGCTGCCTGGAGGTAAAATGTTAAAATCTACAAATAATGGATCTAGCTGGAGCGCTATAAGCACAGATTTACCATCGTATTTAAATGGAATCTCGTTTAAATACAATAATGGCACCTATGGGGATGGCGCATTTCATATAGCAGCTAGTGAATACTCTGGAGCATCTATGATAGGAGGAGTATTTAGTTCAACTAACGATGGATCTAATTTTAATTTAAACCCATTAGCTGGTCCATTTTATGGAAGTAAGGGAGCAAATGCTGTGCATCATAACGGATCTGATATGGTCGCTGGAAATAGAATTGACTATTTTAAATTCAATTAAAAACATTAATTTTGTATAAATTACAATTATGGCAGTAACTAAGGTAACGACAAAGGTTTTAGCGGATGATGCAGTAACTATTGATAAAATAGCGGATGCTGCTTTAGTAACTGAATCTGAGGGTATATCATCTAATGATAATGATACTACTATTCCAACCTCAGCTGCTGTTAAAGATTATGTAGATACCCAGGATGCCACTAAAGAGGATACAATAACTGGAGCTGCTACTACTATAACAGACACCGATTTAACAGCCTCTAAAGCGCTTGTTTCAAATGCAAGTGGAAAAGTAGCCGCTAGTACAGTAACTGATACTGAGCTGGGATATATTTCTGGAGTTACCTCAGACATACAAACTCAGATTGATTCTAAAGAGGATACAATTACAGGAGGTGCCACTACCATAACAGATACAGATTTAACAGCTTCTAAGGCGTTAGTGTCTAACTCTAGTGGTAAAGTAGCTGCCAGCACTGTAACCGATACAGAGCTAGGCTATATAAGCGGAGTGACTTCTAGCATACAAACTCAGTTAGATGATAAGGGTGATGAAATCACAGGAGCTGCTACTACAGTAGTGAGCAGTGATTTGGCTAGTTCAAAGATGCTAATTTCAAATACTAGCGGAAAAATTGCAGCGAGTGGCTTTATTGGTACAGATGAGAATAATGACATTTTAGATGTAACTGGGCAGATATATTTTGCTAATGTTTTCGCTGCTGAGAGTGATTTACCCTCGGCTACTACATATCATGGAATGTTTGCTCATGTACACGCTACTGGATACGCTTACTATTCTCATGCTGGGAACTGGATAAAGCTAGCTAAATTATCAGAGATTTCTGATACTACTTACAGTATTAGTGCTGCTGATTCTGGTGATAATGCTATAATCAGATTAACAGATAGCGACAGCGGAACTGATGATATTACTTTAGCAGCTGGTACAAATATTACATTAACGCCAGTAGGCGACACTATTACAATAGCATCAACTGCATCTGGATCAGTTTCTGATGCTTTTAAAACCATTTCCATAAGTGGTGAGGATGATGTAGTAGCTGATAGTGCTACAGATACTTTAACGCTTGCTGCTGGATCAAATATCACTTTGACTACTGATGCCTCTACAGATACAATTACAATAGCATCAACTGCCTCTGGAGGCGGAGGTGGCTCTGTAGATGTAGTAACTACTCAGCACACTGGTGATAGTTCTACTAAAGGATTTGCTTTAGATAGCACGCCAGGTGATAATGATGCTGTCCAGGTATATTTAAATGGTGTTTACCAGGTTAAAGATGCTGCAAATTATTCTATAAGCGGATCTACTTTGACTTTTGTAGATGCGCCAGTAACTGGTACAGATATTGAATTTGTTCATTTTAAAATAACTGCTGGCGGTGGAGGTGGTATTAGCTGGGAGTCTACAGTTAAAACTGCTGATTTTACAGCAACTGCTGGAGCTGGGTACTTTGTAAATACCACAAGCGCTTCAATAACTGTAACACTCCCAAGTAGTCCAACTGCTGGAGATGAATTAACTATTGTAGATTACGCTGGTACTGCTGACACTAACAATATCACAATAACATCGAGTGATAATATTAATGGTGTATCTGATGATGCATTAATAAATTACGAAAGAGGTGGGGTATCTATGGTTTATGTAGATGCTACTCAAGGATGGATAGCTTATAATGCTAACAATGAAACTGCAACAGCTTTAGTACCGCCACCAAGCTCATTTTCTGCTGATTATTTAGTAGTTGCTGGTGGTGGAGGGAGTTCTGGAGATATAGCTGGAGGCGGAGGTGCTGGTGGTTTACGAACATCTTACACGAACTCATCATCTTTAAATGGTCACACAGAAACCGCTTTAAGTTTAATAGCTGCTACAAATTATACTGTTACTGTAGGTGCTGGAGGTACTGGTACTAATTATCAAACTGGAATAGGTAATAGTGGGGTTGATTCTACTTTTTCAACTGTAGCATCTACTGGAGGAGGAGGTGGATCTTGCCTTTCAGGAGCTGGTGCAAATGGAGGATCTGGAGGAGGTCCAAGATGGACTGACACACCTGGACAAGCTGTAACATCACCAGTAACTCAAGGCTATAATGGAGGCGCAACTACGCCAAGTGTTTTGACTTCATCTGGTGGAGGTGGAGCAAATCAAGTTGGACAAAATGGAGGTGGTGGACAGAACACTTCCTCTGGAAATGGAGGTGCTGGTTTAGAGGTAAACATTATTGGAGGCTCTGGAAACTATTATGGCGGCGGCGGCGGCGGAGGTGGCTCAAGTGCACATGGTGTGGCAGGTGGAACTGGTGGCATTGGCGGCGGAGGAAATGGTGGGGGTCAAGGAACAACAGCTACAAGCGGCACACCAAATACTGGTGGCGGGGGTGGTGGTAATAATGTAAATGTAAATCCAGGAGGTAATGGAGGCTCTGGTATAGTTATACTTCGCTATCCAAATACATTCACAATCACAATAGGCTCTGGTTTAACAGGCTCAACCGCTACAGATGGCAGCGACAAAGTAACAACATTCACAGCAGGAACAGGAAATATATCATTTAGTTAATAAATAAAATAAATATACAATGGCACACTATGCGTTTTTAGATATGCAAAACAAAGTCACCGAGGTGATAGTCGGTAAAGACGAAACGGATGGACCAACAAACTGGGAAATCCACTATGGCAACATCAGAGAGCAAGTCTGTAAGCGCACCTCTTATAATACAAAGGGTGGCGTTTATTATGATCCAGCTACTAATGAGCCAGCGGCTGATCAATCAAAAGCATTTAGAAAAAACTATGCTGGAATAGGTTATACCTATGATCATAGCCGAGATGCTTTTATTCCGCCAAAACCACAAGGGTTTGATAGCTGGACACTAAATGAAACCAGCTGCCTATGGGAGGCTCCTGTAGAGTATCCAGATGATGGGGAAATGTACACCTGGAATGAGGATACTACTAGCTGGGATTTGGTAACTGACTAATAACATAAAAAAATAAACAATGGCATTTACAAAGGCAACATATGACTATTTAGACGCTGGAGGGCTAATTAACTGGCAACTTACTGCCAAAACTTCTGCATTTACAGCTGTAAGTGGTGAGGGGTATTTAGTAGATACCTCATCTGCGGCTGTAACTGTAACTCTACCTACATCGCCCAGCGCTGGGGATGAGATTATTATAGTTGACTATGCTAGTAATGCTGGAACGAATAATATTACACTAGATCCTGGAACGCTAAACCTTAGAGGCGCTACTGATGATCTAGTACTTTCTACCAATAACCAAACCGCTAGGCTATTATATTCTGGCGCTACTAAAGGCTGGTTAGTTACTACTGAGGCTGGCGCTGGAGCTGCTGCTGCATCTACTCCAGCATTAACAGTAGATTATTTAGTGGTAGCTGGTGGAGGGGGAAGTGCTAGATATTCATCAGCTGGTGCTGGAGCAGGAGGTTTGCGTACCTCTTATGGCTCTACAAGTGGAGGCGGAGCATCAGCAGAATCCGCAAAAACCTTTAG